CATGCTTCTTATCAAGTGTCTGTTATCAGCTCTCGAAACAACTCTGCAATCTCAGTGAGCATGACCTGTGCCAAGCGTTCACCGTGTCTCATGTCAGTAGCGGTAGTGTATGCTAACTATCATTCATGTACCAGCTAGACTATTGCTACGGTTGCAGACTTGCTGTGAGTTAGTTGACACCTCGCCTAGAGTGCACAGCATCTTCTCGCAGCACTCTGTAGTTCGCTACAGTCAATTTTTTAAATCTGAGAGTCAAAAGTACAGAAGTCGCTCTCATAATAGCACTCTTGGAGATCATTTTAAATGTTAGATATTGTAAATATCCAAGTTTGAGTTCAGTTTTATCTGAACGAATGAGGGAATGCGATCTAAATAGTATAAAGAGCGAACTACGTCGCGCTGGATAGCAACACTGCATTATGTTATTCCATCGGTGGCTACTTAAAGGAATCGTTAGTGGCACTACTGTCAATAGTCATTCTGCTTCAAGACCACGGAAACGTTGGTCGCTGAGGCATTGCACCTGCGACCTATTGCTACACAGCAGACCCAGCGCAAATAAATATCATTCTGCAGCCAACAGCTTGCTTTTCCCATGTTTAGCTTGCAATGGTGTAATAATGAAGACTCAGAGCGCAGATATCTGAACTACAAGTTGCAAATAATTATTCTTGTTACCACGTGTTCATTTCTAGTTACTTCGCGGGGCCTGGGTACTTCTAAGATCCCTGTCCGTATGGCGTCCGCAACAACTATTATTCTCTTTAATCCATTTTCCTAGTAGACTGGAGTGTCACTGTGTCGTGAAGTTTCTGGATCCCCAGAGGCAGGTGATGAGTCGAAGTTCTACAGCTACTACTTATCTACGTTGCGTTATTCTTAAAGGTAACACTTCTCTACATATACTTCTATGCATACGGAAAGCATAGCAAAGAGGAAAAATGAAACCGTTGACCATCGTCGCTCTAGTTTTACCGGTTCTAAGCGAAGATATCTAGTGGATAGTGAGATCTAGACCAAGGAAAAGATTGTCGCCGACAACTTCGAACGGGGGCCGGTTTTAGTGCACGAACGAATTCGATGCCGACAAGCGACACGAATACGATATCTTTCTATAACCACATCATTATAGATTGCCAAAAAGAGTCCAATTTCTTCGAACGTTAATCGTACCTCACATTAAGAGCAATCTCATACAGCATTGGACGGAGCGTTTGGTTGACAAAAAATATTTTCACCAACCACTCAGAACGGGGTCCTGCTAGCATAGCCACAAAGTTTGTGCTGCATGAGAACAGACGTCGGATTATGGGAAAAGCCACACGTACCGATATGATTATGAAGATATACTGTATAAGGACAGTATATATCCTACAATCAACGGGCTATTCCGCGACGTAAATAAATGAAACCTTTCAGATTGTGCGAGTTGTTTGTTGACTTCATTTAACTATCACGTGCACGATAGCTTCTCATAGTGTCATTCAAAGCAGAAGTGCACGTAGCTTTTCACCAACAATTTACAGGTTGTCAGTGATTCTTCCCCCCGAAATTGTTTACTTTTATTTTTATCGACATTCTTATCTGGCAGCGCTAACTCGTAGCAGATAGACATGTAAGAAGACAGATTACGTCGTACGGTCGACGCGATGAGCACTTGCTCTGGACACAGATGATACTTTGCTTTCAGCTTAAAAATTCTATTTACACGGTACTTTGTAGTATGCTAGAGCAGCCTGATATGCATGGGGCGCTGATCCATTTATTGCTACAGTGCAGACCGCGACAATTTTATCAAAAAATGTCTCGATGAGGCACATTTCTACCAGACCAAACCTATCAAAGAAATCTCTACCACCGGACATCTCTACCAGTCCAGTCAAGCAATCCCAACCCAAGGATTCCAATCTTCTTGAGTTTCAATTGGTGGATTGGATGGTAGAGAGGGCCTCTGGGTAAAGATGTCGACTCTACAGCCACCAGCTTTTTTCTGTATTCAGATTGCAAAAGTGAAATGGTAAAAACTAAGAGCGTAGGCGATTCATGGTCGTTCTAACGCTTCGTAATCAGAAGCTTGAGGACAATTTTTCAACGGTGAAGAATTAAAATAAGCAAGACTAATAAGTTTTGGTCGAATGATGACCAACGGGATGAGATTTAATTTTTAGAACGTAACTTATTCTTTGTCGCTTAGTCGTACTGTAAGCAATGTGGTTAAAGTGTGGATCCATCGTAAACTTATTTCAATTGTTTGATAAATATATGGACAAAGGAACATAAGGAAAAATGGAAATGGTACGACGTATACATAAATGGAAACGAACAATGTGTATTCATTGCCTACGTATTTGTCAGACCATCGTTCCAAAGTCCATAAACATAAACAGGAAATAAACTCGCGATAGCAACTGGTCCAGTTTTGACGATGGCTGCAAACGGATGATGCAATATACTATTAAATACGTTATTTTATCATATGACGTCACGTCGAGCATCTAAAATGAATCATTTTCAGCCAATGTGAATCAGTATACTTTAAATAACTGCACGTTCTGGTCGTGTACGGTTCTCCGAGCTGCTATATAGCAGAAAAATGAATAAACATAAAGTGCGGAATTAGATACGATAAGTGCGACGTCTGTGGTTTTATTGAATAACAATATTTAATAGTTCGGAGTGAACGACACAGTTAGCATGGAGTCCCTGGGCGAAGGAACATCGAGGACTATTACACCGGTGTACTTCACGTCACGTCAAGTTTTTTTGCCAACGGAAATCATATTTCATCTAAGCCATTTTCTTGAGTTTCAAGATTTCAGGAATTTCGTTAGGGCTATGTGGCCCCAATGGCGAAGAAGACGACACTTTCAAAGAAAAACTACGGGCAACTTTCAACACGAAAGATTGTTATTACTTTTCCTCAATGGAAAAACGATAGAAGTGGAATACAACTACGACCGGGAGAGATTTCTTGAAGATCGTGTTAAAATTAACTTACAAAGCATGTTGCCAATACTTGGTGAGGTTGAGCTACCGGATGGAAACGAATTTGTAAACACATTGACCATGAAAGAATTTTTGTACAAAAACGTGAAGTTACATAAGTGCGAACAAGGAATCTACTCATCTTGCGGAGTTGTGGCGGTGGATTTAGATGAGGAAGAGAGAGACGTATGCCCACATCACCACTTCCATCATCACCGGCCAAGACATATTAACCGGTGGCTTCGAGAATATTTGAGCCCAATGATTGCGCTCAAAAATGGGCAGCAAGATTTCGTCGAGATGATAGAATTTACATGCGGTGAATTTGCTCATGAGATAGTAGCCAATTTATGGAATTCTCCCCTTAAGCTTTTGCAATGGTTCTACGAACTCACAAATTGCAGTTTATGTTTAGACGATGACTAGCCTCAATCCCGTCTTGTCATCTGCTAGGAAATAAATGTTTCAAACATTTAAACTTTTATTTGTTCCACATTCTCTACCCGAAACTCGTTATGTCAACTTGGGCGGTTTTAACGATAACTGCCAACGGATGATGTAAGCTACTATTAAATACGTCATTTTATCATGTCATGTCGTGTCGAGTGTGTCAAATAAATAAAAATTAGCCAATGTGAACCAGTCTACTTTGAACAACCGCACATTCCGATCGTGTCCGGTCCTTCGCGCGGCTACATAGAGGAAAAATCAAGATACATGAACTGCGGGACTAGATGCGATTAGTGTAACGTGTTTGGTTTTATCGAATAACAATATTTCATAGTTCGGAGTGATATATTTCAAGTGAATAATCATGAGCTCTCAACGCCGACAGTCTTACTAACCACTGTCCCTGAATGTACTGCTCCGATTCGAATCTTTCCAATTCTCTGCGAACATCACAATTAGTATGGATTCCCCGGTCAAAGAAGAATCGAGGACTCTTACGCCGGCGTACTTCACGTCACGTCAAATTTTTTTGCCAATGGAAATCATATTTCATCTAAGCCATTTCCTTGAGTTTCAAGATTTCAGAAATTTCATTAGGGCTATGTGGCCCAATGGCGAAGAAGACGAGACTTTTCAAGAAAGACTGCGGCAACTTTCAACACGAAAACTTGTTGCTGCTTTCCTCAATGGAAGAGAAATAGAAGTGGAATACAAGTACGACCGGGAGAGACTTCTAGAAGATCGCGTTGAAGTTAACTTACGAAGCGTGTTGCCAATCCTTGGGGAAGTCGAGCTACCGGATGGAAACGAATTTGTAAACACATTGACCATGAAAGAATTTTTGTCGAAAAACGTGAAGTTACATAAGTGCGAACAAGGAATCCACTCATTTTGCAGGAATGTGGGGGTGGATCCTGATGAGTACGTAGATGATTATTTAGAAGAGGACGTATGCCCACAACGCCACTTCCACCATTACTGTCCGAACCATATTAATCGGTGGTTCCGAGAATATTTGAGCCTAGTGATTGCGCTTCAAAATGGACGACAAGATTTCGCCGACATGATAGAATTTATATATGGTGAAATTGGTTGTGAGATAGCAGTGAATTTACGTGATATCCTGACACCCCTTAGGCTTTGGCTATGGTTCGTCGGAACGAGAAAATGGTGTTCAGTTTCGGACTAACTCAATCCCGACTTGAATCGACCAGCCTCAATACCAGCTTGTCATCTGCTAGGAAATAAATGTTTCGACCATTTGTACTTGTATTTGTCTGTAACCCTATTACTGTAGAACGACAAAGTGTCTAGTTCCCTCTAACGTTAATTGAAATTGAATTGTCATTGCTCCCACGTCATGACCATGTTAAATGAAATGAAATCAACCTCATATGACGTTGAACGAAACATTCGGACCACAAAAAATGTTGTCACCAACCAGCCCAAATTAGGCCGTGTAAATACAGCCACAAAGCTTGTGCTGCACGAGGAGAATCATTAAAGTATAGGAAAGGCAAGTTTATAGGTATGGATTCATGTCATGTGAGTTATAGCACAGTATATGATGCGTGCAGGCTGCTCATATCATCAATAAAGAAATACCCAAAGCGCGAAGCGTTTTCTCTTTCGTATTTATATAAAAAGTCAAACTCGTTAAGCGCCTTGTATTTGACCGTCTATTGCATCACCTTCGTCGGTTTATTTGTACGAACCGCAGGTTATCACGCACGTTTGGCTTCGTGCGTGATAACCATAATAACCATGCATAATGCTCGCCTCCCGGCGAGCATTATGTTCGTGGCCTGGAAAACATAATGCTCGCCAGGAGGCGAGCATTATTATACTCCGAGGAGTCTGGTATTAACCGAAATTGGCTTCGTAGCACACTCGCAAGGTTACCATTAGCGCACAATTACAATAGCAACTCTGTCACGACTGAGATGTCATAGGAGCTCCGACCTACGTTCTGCTATTTTTTTCTCGCAGAAAAACTTGAGTTACTTGAAAAAAAAGATAAGCCAGAGTCAACGGTTCGTTTCCATGTACTTTGGACCGTCATCTTTACAGAGGAAAAGTTTGATAAGCACGAAACCAATGCCACTACTACAACGCTATGCCACTGTGGCGTCACAACACCCAAGAATGGAAAAAGTTTCCCCGACAAATTTGAGAGCTGGATTTCTAGCGCCCATGTCGTAGCGACAAACTGTTTATAACCACGACGGCGGGTCTACTATTCGTAAAAAACATTTCTGTTGTTTTTCAAAAGTTGAAGATAGAGGATCGCCTTTTGTTACGTAGGCTGCAACGAAACATAAACTCACTAACGTACAAAAGCTGATATCTCGCATTGCACAGCGTTTTGACTCGAGTGTTTCGAATGTTTGGAATGATTTCCCTTGTCAGGTGTGCATTGTTGGCGTGTTCAAGTCCTCGACAATATATCAATATAAATAGAGTTCCTAGATGTTTGCCGATGTCGATAACATCTCGAACGTGTATAACTCTTGTGTAGCTGTCTAAATACGGGGATTCCCTTCGTTTTCACAAGTGTCCATCGTTATTCATGTGAAAGGCCTATTTAAACAGTGCATCACTTTGCATTGAATACGTAAAAACAGTGGCTCTTATTTAGCATCACGAATATTCCTGTCCAGCAGCTAATACCCGTACAAACTAGGCGTCTCACGAGGATTGGTTATGTCGTATGGTTAACGCAGAGTACGAATTGCTCTGAACACAGTTGACACTTTACTAAGAGCGCGAATGAGGATCTATTCACGACATACGGTAGTACGCTAAATTAACTGCAACAGTAGAGTTGACTGTTGACGGAGCAAGCGTATATCGTGGTGACTGTGCTGCATATCCGTGCGGCTGAACCATAGCACCTACTACGCATTGCTATACAGATAAGACTGAGCCCAAGTGCTACTTTATAGTAAAACGAGCCTCCTCTTGCATACCCAGTTTGCAAGTATGAAATGGCGAAAATTCGGAGCGTATACGAACCGTGGTCTTTATAACATCTTGTAATCAGACAGCTCTCGTTTAAAAAAATTCTAAGGAAAAAAATTCTGCGTAACCAAGACATATCAGTTTGGGTCGAATAGTAACCATAAGTCATGTTCTTATACGGAACAAAAGTAAGATTCTGTCAGACTATCGGTCTTTTCCGATCAAGCTCACCAGCAACACTTGTATTTCTTGGCGTGTAAGCATATGCGCAAGCACGCTAGTTTTTCCAATATTAAGAGAAAACTGCCCAGCACATTGTAAGACGAGAATGTTACGATCTATTAACAATGCATTTTGACTGTTGAAATATTGGCGTCCGCATCGTTCCTTATCAAAATATTAGTTCGTAGAAGTCGCGGGTTTACCAAACTATCAATTGATAACCCCTAATGAAGTTATCGCGGACAGTCTTATAATTTTTGGAGAAACCGAGCAGGATGTTATTATCTATTATTGGTAACGTCATCTTACGGGTCAAGCATAAAGTATAAATTGAGCTCAAGAACTGATAGTATTTAAGAGTATTTGAACCAGTCTGCTTTGAACGACTGCACGTTCAGGACAAGTCTAATTAATCCGTTGAAAAATAAAAGTGCCACACCAGCATGGGATCATTGACTAGTGCCATGTTATCCAGTGACGAAGAAGCCGGGACTTCTGAAGAACTACTGGGGCAACAATCAACACGTAAATTCGAAGCCACTTTTTTAAATGGAAAAGAAATAGAAGTTGAGTATACCTACGAACGAGAGGGACTGGATGGAATTCGTATTCGCATTAATTTGCAAGCCCTGTTACCAGTATTGGGTGGGATCATTTCACCGGATACAAGAAAATTTGTGAGCATATTCCACGTAAAAGATTTGTTGAAAACCAACCCAAATTTACATGAGTGCAGTGTATATGGATTATACAACTCCTGCTTCAATCTCGACGGGGGTTTGGAGGAGGGTGGGGACAAATGCCCACACGATCACTTCCACCATTATTGTCCGGAGCATGTTAATGCGTGGTTCAAATATTATTTAACAGTAGCGATCATCTTACGAGAAGGGGATTACGCCGAACTCGTGAAACTTTCAAACCCAAAAGACGCTGATTACCTGACGACCGAGATCCGCTCTAATGCGAGATATTGGCTACGTCGTGCTCAGCGTCAAAGGTGTAGATTCTCTCGAGAAACTCCTCAAGAAATACTGCAGCGACTATCAACACACAAATTCCGAGCCACTTTTTTAAATGGAAAAGAAATAGAAGTAGAGTATATCTACCACCGAGAGGGACTTGAGAGATTGCGGATTGCCGTTAATTTACAAGGCCTGTTACCAGTATTGGGTGGGTTCATTTCAACGGATGCAAAAAAATTTGTGAGCCCATTCCACGTAAAAGATTTGTTGAAAACCAACCCAAATTTACATGAGTGCAGTGTATATGGATTATACAACTCCTGCTTCAATCTCGACGAGAGTTTGGAGGAGGAGGGAGACACATGCCCTTACGATCACTTCCACCATTATTGTCCGGAGCATGTTAATGCGTGGTTCAAATATTACTTAACAGTAGCGATCATCTTACGAGAAGGGGATTACGTCGAAGTCGTGAAACTTTCAAACCCACAAGACGCTGATTACCTGACGACCGAGATCCGCTCTACTGCAGAATATTGGCTACGTTACGCTCGGCGTAAAGAGTGTGGTTTTTCTCGAAAGCAACTCCAATCTAATTATAGCGTGTAAAAAATAAATGTATTTAACATGTTGATACGTATTTTATTTATGACAAAAAGTGTCCAACCCGACCTCCAACGTTGAGCAAACTTGAATTTTAGTTACTTCTATGTGAAAATTATGTTAAATAAAATCATCGAGCTAATTCAGGCATAAGCTTAATTTAATATAGGCGTTGGACGAAACACCCGGACCACATAAAAGATTGTTAGCGATTTCAAAAGAAGGCTTGTTTTTTTGAATAGTTGAATAGGTGCCAAATCACCACATAGGAGAGAACCGCTCACTGCAATATATAGCATTGAGTGGTCTTCTTGTAGATAGACAATCTATACTTTTAATATTTTCCTGACGCCTTCCACCCGCGGCGCACGATGATATACTTCAGTAAATGCATCGGCAGGGTGTCAGAGCAAG